ATGTCAAATAAAACTTCCCATTGATATGTAAAGCCAGCACAACCACCACCTTTAACACCAAGCTCTATGCCTATTGCATTCTCTGATTTAACTATACCTGACAGATGATCATCAGCTTGATTCGTTATTGATACTAACACGTTTACTCCTCATAAAGTTATACAGACAGAAAACGTAAGCTGTAATTAAAGAACATAGCCACATTGAAAAGCCGTTGGTATAAGGTAAGTCCTCTATGTAATGCTTTACGATTAAGACGGTAAGCATCATAACCATCCACGATAATATGGGTATAAAGACCAAGAGGGGAATCCATCTAGCTAGGGTACTTAGTATTAATGAGTAAATCTTTGTCATAAGTTTCACTATCTATCTCCACCTTCTTAGCATCCTCTAAATTTATTTTAAAGAATGGTTCATTGCTTTTATATTTATTATTAATACGTACTATCTCTGAATTTTTAACTACGTCTGCATCGGCAAACCATCCCCATGAACAATCAAAATTAAATACTATGAATGTTAAAGTTCCTTTGGAACCTTCCTTAATCCATTTATCTATAAGCCTCTTCTTACGATAAGGTATACGTACATCAGGAAAAGGATAGTGACTACCTTTCCATCCATTCTTTACTTCTAATTCAAATTGAGATAGTTCATTGTCTTTCATACATCTTATATCAGCATTATAATTTTCCTTATCATCTATACCATGATAACCATTTCTTTCCAGCCAAGGCAGTATAGCCTCAACTGCTTTCGGATGATTAGTATTATACAAATGCTTACTAAATTTCATACGTGGAAAATCTTCTTTTCTCACTTCCATTATTCATTATCTCCTGTGTCAAATGGGTTTTCAATCTCAGTCATTCGTCCTGTCTTCCTATCATAAAATAAATGTGTAGCTATACCTGTCTCACCTGTGTATCTATTCTTTAAGATTCGTACCACTGTAGTATTAGATAACACTTCATCATCTTCCTGTTGATTTCTTTCCAAGGCTATCACCCCGTCAGAAAGATGAGCTATGCTGGCAGATCCTCTCAAGTGTGAGAGAGATATCTCTTTTCCATCCTCGTGTCCTCTGTCTCCTGTAGGTCTACGTAGGTGAGATACAAGTAGCAGTCCTATGCCTGTCTGTTCCACAAGAGATCTTAGCTTGGTCATTAACATATCAATAGATTTCCTTTCATCTCCAAAAGATTCCTCTTGACCAGAGACTAGGATACTTAGATGATCCAGTATAATCCACTTACACTCAAGAGCCTGTGCCATGAACCTTACCCTAGATAGTATCTCATCATTACTTATACTACCAAAGTGATCAAAGGCAAAGAACCTACCAGATCCAATAGTATTATTTTGCCATTGTTCCAGTTGATCTCTAGAGAATCCTTCCCTTACTTCCTTAATATATAATCTGGCAGATGCTTCCACACTCATAATGTTCCATGCAGTATTCTTAATGCTTTCTTCCAGAGCCAATACACCTATGTTATCCTCTGTATTTCTTAGCAAGTGATGCATTAACTCTCTCATGATAGAAGACTTACCCATACCAGCACCAGAAGTAAATGTAATTAATTCCCCTGTCCTCATGCCATATGTTTTCTCATTCATATTAGGCCAAGGATAGAGACAAGTCTCACAGTAATCCTCATCATAAAGGGATGTACCTATATCCTTTAAGTTAATAATACCAGCAGGGGTATAGGGTTGAGCATTCCACCATGCCTGTGTGAAGGCTGCACCCTTGCCCATCTTGAGATACTCATTGGCATCTTTATGCTCAAGGTGTATGATCTTACACTTGTTAGGAGCAAACAACTGAGCCACTTCCTCAGTAGCTTTTCTTCCAGCCTTATCCATATCAAAGCACAAGACCACTTGATCAAAGCTATCCAGATAAGAGAATGCTTTCTTACAATCTCGTAATGCACCAGCAGCTCCTGTCTTGATAGATACACAAGGCCACTTTGATCCCATCATTTGATAAGCACTCATAGCATCTACCTCACCCTCACATACAGTTACATACTTACCCTTGGGTGAAAAGATTTGTTGACCAAAGAGAGTAGCCTCTCCTATGTCACCCTCTGACCACATCTTTTTATCTTTTGTTTGTCGTACCTTAGTAGCTATCTGATTACCTGTCTCACTGAAGTATGCATACAAGTGATGGGTTACTATATTACCTTCAACCTTAATCTTTGTGTCATACTTCTTGGCAGTATCCATAGATATTTTTCTATCAGAAAGCTCACCCCAATTTCCTGTAGTTTTCATAGGCTTTACCTCTTGCTTGGGCATGGATAAAATGTTATCACCAAATCTAGTTTCACAAGAGAAACAAAAGGAGTATCCTTCCGAATGATTTACATTTGCATCACTTGATCCACACTTAGGGCATGGCCCCCTATCCAACCATTTCTGTTGGTTCATCACACCCCCGGACCCGGCCAAGTGCCGTCATATATTTCTTTCATACGTTCACTCATCTCCTCTTCTATTTTATGTTTCATAAGCTCTCTCCATGAGACAGGATATAACTTATGCATATGATATGATATCCATTCTGCTACCCATCTCGTTTCTTCTTGAGCATCTGCACTCAATCTAAGATTACATACTCTGGCAAATGCATAGAGACTACCACTCCAGTACCATTCAGTATACAATGATTGTGGCAGTACAGTTCGAGCTTGTTCAGGACAGACACCTGCCCTTATCATATCCTCATACGTTTTCTGGCACAGTTCAATAGCTTTACTATACTTCTCCTGTATCCACCGATTACCATGTACCTCATTGTCTGTTGATCCTTGCTTCTTATCTTCAGCTTTCTCTCTCCATTTTGCAGGATACCAAAATTCAGGAGGCTTGTCAATATATCTTCTACTTATTTCATTCCAAGCCAAGCCCACCTGATGCTTGACTAGTTGACGAGCTACAAAGATTGGTGCTCTGATACGGAACACTACATAACAATGAGAGAAAGGTGACCAATGATTATGCTTAGCAAGATAAGCTATTAACTTTTCATCTGGTTCGTTCATAATATATATTTGTTTACCAAAGGATACTCTTGCTGCATTAACTACTGTAACGTCAGTACCTAAGTGATCCTCTAGATTAACCCATCCATTCTCAGTCATCTGTAAATACCCTTGGTAAAGATAATCTTTTTAAGACTGCACATTTGGGAATAGATATCAAACCACCATACTGTGCTTCTATTTTCTTATCATAGTTATCAATAGAACCAGCAAGAGTGATGTATAAATCATCCTCATTGACTAACATTCCACATGATTTAATTCTCATTGGAGTTAATTCCTCTACCTCTTTCCGTGTTTTCCATGAGGCATCATCATACTCTGCCGAATCAATCCACTCTACACATATTACACAATTATTCATCAGCATCTTCCCATGTATCTCTAATAAAATTATCTATAAAGTTTTCTTTATCCGACATGATATCATCCACTTCCATCTTAGCTAACCTTCTAGATTCCTTCATGTCATACCCCTCGTGCATATACTGCCTACGAATTGAATGGAATAATCTTTGCCGTTCTCTTTGTATCATTGTGTTTGCCATTGTCCTACTCTAACTATTGGTTAAATCCAATTCTCCCTGTACCTCTGACAGTTCATCCTGAACCCTATCAAAGATATATTCCCTAGCCTGTCCATGTTTCCTGATCCACTCATCCTTTGATAGATGGGTAGCATCCTCTTCCATGTCCATCAACCATGCCTTCACTTTACCCATTGTCTTCCACTCCTTAAAAGTCATTCTTCTCATTTGATTTAACTCCCTTTGTTCTATACTCTTTAGAGAGTCAGCTAAAATTTCTCGTATCAACTCACCATGTATCTTATCATAGACCCACTCATTATGTCCACCATATTTTTTAAGAAAGTTATGCCTACTTAACAGCTTGGCATCATCCTCCATCATACTGAAGTAGGATACGTCATTTCTTTATGCCCTTCTTCAAGGTACTCTTCAGGATATTCAGGTGGACTATCCATCATTGCCCATCCAGAATTATTCTTTGATGAGAAGTGATCGTTATAGAATGCTTGCCTACGTTCACTGTGTATCTGATCCTGTAAGGTTTTAATTCTACGATATGCCCTTTGCAATTGCTCTTGCAAATCCTTTACATTTTTTCTAAGTTCTCTCTCAATGTCCATTAGTATCTAGCTCCTTGTTATATTGTGTAACATACTCCTCTATGACAGACTTGTCAACAGATTCTTTTAACACCTCTACATCACCATCATCAGTATATACATAGGCTTGATAACCTGTCTTATTG